CATGTGGGGGAAAGCCAATCCTAACTTAGGGGTCACCTATGACCTTGAAAAGCTGAAAAATGCGTGGGATAAAAGAAAAAACATTCCTGCTGAACGATCAGATATGATTGTCAAACGGTTCAATATTTTTGTAAAAGCAGATGAAATGTCTTTTATTGACTTCAACACGCTTAGGAAAAATAACAAGCATTTAGATATCGATTCCTTGAACGGGAAGACGGCTATAGGATCTTTTGACCTATCAGAGTCAGAGGACTTCACCTCAGCTTGCCTTGAATTTCCGCTGGATACGGGAGAAATATTCGTGTTGTCTCATTCTTGGATACCTCGAAAGAAAGTGCTGGCTAACAATGAGAAAATACCATACATGCAGTTTGTAGAGGATGGATCGTTAACGGTTTGTGAAGCCGAATATGTGGAGTATGAGATGATTTATGACTGGTTCGTTAACCATTCCAAAACATTCAGTATTGAAAAGATCGCTTACGATAGGGCGAAGGCGTTTCGTCTGGTTAAGGCTTTAGAATCCTACGGATTTCAAACCGAGATTGTCAGACAGGGAGCCGAGACACTAACCAAACCACTTTCCGACTTGAAAGAAATGTTTTACGACGGAAAAGTGATTACGAATGAAAACAAATTACTCAGATGGTATATCAATAACGTGAAATTAACCCAGGATCGTAACCGAAATTGGCATCCGACGAAACAAAACAGATACCGGAAAATTGACGGTTTTGCAGCGTTATTAAATGCTCATGTTTTCGTCATGGAAAAGCTTGTAGCGCCGAAAGGAAATGGAAACATTGAATTTCTTTCTGTCGGCGATCTCTTTCATTGAGAGGAGGTGGAAATGTGAAATGGTTTGGAAAAATGAAATCTGCCGTGAGAGGGGCTATATCAGGCTGGAAAGGCGGCTCCGGTGATTTCTCCACGTGGTTTGGGCGAAGGTTCTGGGGAATCGATAACACGAAACTGGCGACCAATGAAACCATATTTAGTGTGGTGAGCCGCCTTGCAAATGCCCTATCTTGCCTGCCACTGAAACTATACAAAGACTACGACATTCAAATGAATGAGACAGCGGATATGCTGATTCATCACCCAAATCCCAATATGTCCGGGTTTGAATGGCTGAATAAAATGGAAGTCTCCCGCAATGAAACAGGAAACGGCTATGCCGTGATTATGAGGGACATCAGGCTACAGCCTGAGGCCTTAATTCCGATTGACCCGGTTTATGTGACCCCTATTCTCAATCAAGATGACGGCCATTTATGGTATGAAGTACGGGGAATAGACGGAACGTATTACCTGCACAACATGAACATGTTTCATGTGAAGCACATCACGGGCGCGGCTCGCTGGAAAGGGATTAGTCCCATCGAGGTGCTGAAAAATACCCTGGAATATGACAAAGCAGTTCAAGAATTTAGTTTGTCTGAAATGCAGAAGAAAGACAGTTTTATTTTGGAATATGGGGCAAGTGTAGACGCTGAAAAAAGACAGCGAATTGTAGATGATTTCAAGCGATTTTACAAAGAAAATGGTGGAATCTTGTTCCAAGAGCCAGGAGTAACGGTGACGAATATGGAGCGTAAGTATGTGGCTTCGGATACACTGGCTTCTGAAAAAATCACACGTTCCAGAGTAGCGAATGTGTTTAATTTGCCTGTGAATTTTCTCAATGAGGAAGGACAGGGAAGCCATGCAGAGCAAATGATGATCCAGTTTGTCCAAATGACGTTAACGCCTACCGTACGTCAATATGAGCAGGAAATGAATCGAAAACTACTCACGTCAGAAGAAAGACAAGCCGGATATTACTTTAAATTTAATCTTGGCGCACTATTACGCGGAGATACAGCGGCAAGGACGCAGTTTTATCAAATGATGCTCCGAAGCGCTGGAATGAAGCCGGATGAAGTCAGGATGTATGAGGATTTACCGCCAGAAGGCGGAAAGGCATCGGAGCTTTGGATATCCGGTGACATGTACCCTTTAAACATGGATCCGGCAGAGCGAAAGGGGGTGAAAGAGTGTGGGGAAACCAAAAAAGAACACGTTTTGGGAGATGAAGATGTCGGCTGACGATTCTAGTTCAGCGGACATTTTTATTTATGGGGACATTGTCAGTTATCCCTGGGATGAAACAGACACAAGTGCGGCTTCTTTTAAAAAGGATTTAGATAGCCTAGGTGATATATCGACCATCAACCTATATATCAATTCGCCTGGCGGCAGTGTATTTGAAGGAATTGCGATTCATAACGTGTTAAAACGTCATAAAGCCAAAGTAAATGTTTATGTAGATGCGTTAGCGGCATCGATTGCAAGTGTCATTGCCATGGCAGGTGACACGATTTATATGCCTAAAAATAGCATGCTCATGATTCACAACCCATGGACATATGCCTGGGGAAACGCCTCGGAAATGAGAAAAATAGCCGATGATCTGGACCGTATCGGCAACTCCAGCAAACAAGTGTATTTGCAAAAAGCAGGGGATAAATTATCCGATGAAAAGTTGCAGGAAATGTTAGATGCAGAAACGTGGCTATCCGCAGATGAAGCTTTTGAATACGGCTTATGCGATGTTGTTCAGGAAGCTAATACGATGGCTGCATCTATAAGCGATGCATGTATGAATAGATACAAAAATGTTCCAAAACAACTGATTTCACAGCAACAAACCCCTATTTCAGCGGGTGATATGGCAAAAAGACAGCAAATTGCGGATGAATCAAAGGCACATGCAGCCTATATCCAAACCATTTTAGGAGGAATTTTTGAATGAAAACACTCTATGAGTTGAAACAGAATCTAGCTACCATTGGTCAGCAACTTCAAAAAACAGAAAGTGATCTAGCGGCCAAAGCTATCGATCCTAGCACTACGATGGAAGCTATTCAAGCCCTGCAAAAATCCAAAGAGGATTTGAAAATGCGCTTTGATGTCGTGAAACAGCAGCATGATGCGCTTGAAGCTGAACAGGCGGCAAAACTAAAAGCGGACAAAGGAATCCAAAACACCGCAGATCCTGTGCAGAAGAAAATCCAAGCAAAGGCTGAACTCATCCGTGCCACCATGCAGAAACAAGCTGTTACGCAAGACGTGTTTCAGGCATTAGGGGATAACGATACGACAGGCGGTAACAAATTCTTACCTAAAACCGTATCGACGGACATTTTGGTTGAACCGACTGTAAAAAACCCATTGCGTCAACTTTCATCGGTTACACAGATTACAAACTTGGAAATCCCCAAACTCCATTTCACACTGGATGACGATGACTTTATTGCGGACACCGAAACAGCAAAAGAAATGAAGGCAGATGGAGATACCGTTACCTTCGGACGAAATAAATTCAAGGTGCTTGCGGGCGTGTCCGAGACGGTCATCAATGGTTCCGATGCAAATTTAGTATCTTATGTCGAAACGGCTTTGCAGTCCGGCGTAGCAGCCAAAGAAAAGAAAGTCGCGTTTGCAACCAAGCCCAAAACAGGGGAAGAGCATATGTCTTTTTATAAATCAGGAATTAAAGAAATCGTGGCAGAGAATATGTTTGATGCGATTACCGATGCCATTGCAGATTTACATGAAGATTATCGGGAAAATGCTACAATCGTCATGCGTTACCAAGATTACAAGAACATTATCAAAATCTTAGCCAATGGCAGTGCAACGCTGTATACGGCACAGCCGGAACAAGTATTGGGCAAGCCTGTTGTATTTTGCGACTCTGCGGAGAGTCCGGTCATTGGCGATTTTACCTATTCGCATTTTAACTATGACTTAAATGCGCTATATGATCGAGAAAAAGACGTAAAAACAGGCATTGAACAGTTTGTGGTCACCGCTTGGTTTGATCACCAAATCAAATTGAAATCTGCGTTCCGGATTGCTAAAGTTAAAACGACTCCCTAGTCCGTCTCCGGGGGAACCGGAGCAACCAGAGAAACCCGAAAAGCCTGAACAACCAGAACAACCGAAGAAGGAATCAGAAGAAGCTAAACCTGCTGGAACACCCAAGTCTAAGCGGAATAAGGCGGATGATGTGAATGGCTAACATTTCTTTGGAAGAAGTCAAGGAATACCTGCGGATGGATGACGATGCGGGAGATCAGACACTCGCCATTCTCCTGGAATCCGCCAAAGAATATCTTGCCAATGCTGGAGTAACAGAATCCAATCATGCTTTGTACAAGCTTGCCGTGATGGTATGGGTCGCCATCCATTATGAAATGGATGATAGGACGCTGCATAAACTCAAACAATCGCTGCAAACGATGATTTTGCAATTGAGGGAAGTGTCTGCAACATGAACCCGGGAAAGCTAAATAAGAGGATCACAATCAAGAAGCCTTCACCTAATCCGGATGGTGCTGGAGGATATGACGATGGTCTAGCGGATGTAGCCACGATCTGGGCTAACATTAGGCCGTTGCGAGGACGCGAATACTGGCAGTCCCAGCAAACGCAAGCAGAAGTCACACACTCTATCATGATCCGCTATAGAAAGGATATCGACCGCTCACATGTCGTCAGCTACAGTGGGAGGCTCTTTGATATCCAGCACATCATCAATGTGGATGAAGCGAATCGCACGTTGATCCTTCATTGTGTGGAGAAAATTTAATGGCTAACATACAAATTTTGGGTATACCGGAAACGGTACGAAAGATTGGATTATTCGAAATGAAAAAAAAGCAGGCTGTCATAACGCTGGTAAAAAAGACGGCGGTAAGCATCCAAAAGGAAGGTAAAAACCTAGCTCCTACGTCTCCTGCTGGTAGAAAGAAATCCAAAGGTAAACCAGGCGATTTGAAAAGGAGCATTCGCCCGAAATATATGGAAGGCGGCTTATCTGCAACCGTTGTGCCAAGAAAACCCAAAGGGGCACACCGGCACCTGGTCGAATACGGCACACGGCACCGGAAAAATAAAAAGGGCGCAAATCGGGGGAAAATGCCGAAAAAACCGTTTATGTCTATAGCGGAAAGACATGCGGAAGGCAGGTATAACAAGGAATTGGAGAGGATTTTTAGCCGTGACGAAACTATATGAAGTACAGGAGGCTGTATACAGGCGTTTAACGTCGGATACGGCTCTTATGCCGATGATTAAAGGGGTATATGACTATGTGCCAGAAAAAACGTTGCTGCCCTATGTGACGTTTTCTCGTGTGTATTCGGAACCTTTCGAAACCAAAACAAGCACAGGTGAGATTGTTACGCTTACCCTTGACGTATTCTCTGAAGCAAAGGGAAAGAAAGAGTCCATCCATATCCTGAAACAAATAGAAGCATCTTTAACCCCAGAATTAGAGGTTGAAGGTGCTTTTTTGATGGATCAATCCGTGGCAAGCCGGGAGGTTCAGGAGATCGCGGAAT